GTAGATTTTGTTTGTCCATTTGAATCTTATAGATCTTTCTATGATATGAAGATTTGGATGAATACAATTGATAAAGGAAGATTTGAAGATACGAATAAAGTATTTGAAAAACCTAAAAAAGTAAACTTTGAGATAAAAGATTTTAATTACGATAACATAATAAAGGAGATACATGATAGACTATTCTAAACCAACAGCACAAATGCTTGGACGTTGGCAACCATTCCATGATGGACATTTAGCTTTATTTAAAGAGATATTAAAGAAGACTGGTCAAGTTTGTATAATGGTTAGAACTATGCCACAAACAAATAATAATCCATTTGAATTTGAAGATATAAAGAAAAGAATTGAAGAAAAACTTAAAGACTATGCAGGTCAATTTGATGTTATAAAAGTGCCTAATATTACCAATATATGTTATGGTAGAGATGTTGGTTACAAGATTGAAGAAATTGTATTGCCAAAAGAAATACAAGAAATATCTGCAACAAAGATTAGAAAAGAGATGGGACTATGAAATTTAACTTTACGTTTTTAGGTCAATCAATCTTACGTTATGAAACACCATTAGATATATTTCATGCAATCAATTCAATATATGAACAAAGATTTCAACAATTATTTCCTGCTAATAAACAATTAGTTGGTAAAATAAAAGATGAACATTCTTTATTTTATAATGGAGAAGATGAATCTAAAATGAAAAGACATGATCATTTACCATTAAATGTTAAGCAATGGTTTATGGAAATGTTTAAACATTATTTAGAGTTTAATCATATTAGAAAATATCAAATGCATTTAAATTCAATATGGGTAAATGAAATGAAAGCTCATGAATATAATCCTGTGCACGTTCATCAAGGTAATTTGTTTACAGGTCTATCTTCAGTTATGATTTTAAAATTACCAAATACTTATGGTGTAGAATATTCAGCTGAACAAGCTCCACAAAATGGAAAACTTCAAATATTGGGTGCAGCTAATGGTCAATTTGCTAAAGTAGATTATCAACCACCAATGGAACTACGAGATTTTTATATTTTTCCATATGATATGAGACACTGTGTTTATCCATTCAATGGAACAAATGATACAAGAAGAACATTAGCAGCTAATTGCGATGTTCTTTATGATCCAATAGCTAATAGAGGAGCACAATGATAATAACAGAACCACGTTGGAAGTCGTTGATTGTAGAAACAACTTCACCATTATTTACACCAGAACAATGTCAATTAATTATAAATGCAGGTAGAGCTGAACCACAAGAGAATGGTCAAGTAGGTGGTGGACAAGGTGGTGTTGTAGATACAAAGGTTAGAACTTCACATATTAGTTGGATACCATTTAATAAAATGCCTCAAATGTATAAAACTCTTGAGAGAGTAATGAAACAAACGAATGGTAATCATTTTGGATTTGAAGGAATGCAAATAACAGAACCTGCTCAATATACAGAATATCCAGCAGGTGGATTTTATGATTGGCATATAGATTCAGATATTAATTGTACAAATGAACCACCAGTGCGAAAAATATCTATGACATGTTTATTGTCACATGAATCAGAATTTGAAGGTGGAGGACTTGAACTTATGTCAGATGGAAAGATTGCAAGACCTAAACAAGGACAAGCTATTTTCTTTGCATCTTTTATTAGACATAGAGTTATACCTATTACAAAAGGAACAAGAAAATCACTTGTTATGTGGTTTGGAGGAACTCCATTTAAATGATGAATAGAGAATTATTTTTTGCAACTCCTATTTATGTTGCTGATGTTGGATCAGAACAATTAAATAAACATTTAGAACATCATATTATTGAATGGTCTAAAAAAGATAAAGGTGTTCAAAAAACTAATATGAATGGATGGCATAGTGAGACAAATATGCACAAACTTCCTGAATATAGAGATTTAGTAGAATTATTATTTAAAGCACAATTTCATATTTACAAAGAAGAGTTATTAGATAACGAACCATTCCTTGGTAATATGTGGGCAAATATAAATTACAAAGGTGGATATAATAGACCACACATGCATCCTAATTCATTGTGGTCTGGAGTTTACTACGTTAAGACACCAGAAAATTGTGGTCATCTAAAATGTGAAGATCCAAAGTCAGTTGCAGCAATGACTCATCCAAGAAGAAAAGAGGGACAACTTCCATCTTATTTATGGAGAGAAATTCATTATAAACCAATTGCAGGAAGATTAATTATGTTTCCATCATGGCTTAATCACTGTGTTGATCCAAATGAATCTAATGATATAAGAATATCTGTATCATTTAATTTTTTACAAGCAGGCATGCAAGCATGAACTTTCAACAGAATAAATACCAAGTAATTAAAAAAGCAATACCATACGATCTTGCTAACTTTGTATTTAACTATTTCCTACTTAAAAGAGACGCTGTTAATTATCTATATTCAAATAACATAGTAGCGGAGAACTGGATGCTAGGAACGTGGAAGGATCAACAAGTTCCAAATGTATATTCTCATTATGCAGACTTTGTTATGGAAACATTATTAATGAAGGTTATGCCTATAATGAAACAACAAACTAATTTAAATTTAATACCTACATATTCTTATGCAAGAATTTATGAAAAGGGATCTATCTTAAAAAGACATAAAGATAGACCTTCATGTGAAATATCTACAACATTAAACCTTGGTGGAGATTCTTGGCCAATATTTATTGATCCAACAGGATCTAATAACGTAATAGATGAATATAAGAATATAATGAAACCTAATGCTCCAGCAGGTATAGAAGTTAATTTAGAGCCTGGTGATATGTTAGTTTATTCTGGTTGTGAATTAGAACATTGGAGAGAAGAATTTAAAGGTGATGTTTGTGCGCAAGTTTTCTTGCATTATAACCATGTAAATGGACAGTTTGCAGATTCCAATTTATATGATAAAAGACCTTTATTAGGATTACCACCATTCACTAAAGTAGTGTAAATCAACAAATCTGGTGGTATAATAAAAGCTTATGCCATTAAGTAAACTACAATTTAGACCAGGAATAGATAAACAAAACACTCAATACGGCGCAGAAGGTGGCTGGGTTGATTGTGACATGGTGCGTTTTAGATACGGAGTTCCTGAAAAGATAGGTGGTTGGTCACCAGCGGTTGGTAACAACTTAATAGGCGTTGCGCGAGACATTCACACTTATACAGATTTAGCCGGTGACTCATTAGCAGCCATTGGAACAGATAGAAAACTATATTTATATTACGATAACAACTTTTACGACATCACACCTTTATCTACGACTATCCCCGCAGTATTCTCATTTACTTCCGGAACGACGATCGTGGATGTTACAGCGACATCTAATGGAGCGGTAGTAGGGGACTTTGTTACATTTTCAGGAGTATCCGGAGTTAATGTTGTAAACATTTCAAACTCTAATATGACTCAAGAATTTGAAATTCAAGAGATTAAATCAGCTAATACATTTACAATTAATGTTGCATCTATTGCAACACCAGGAGCAGTTACAACATCAGGTACAGCGTCAAGTGCAGCATTTCAAATAAATGTAGGTACAGATGTTACACAAATTGGTGATGGATGGGGAGCTGGAGCATGGAGTTTTTCTACGTGGGGAACACCAAGACCATCAGGAGTTATTACAGCTAATCCAAGAATTTGGAAGATTGATAACTTTGGTGAAGATATAATTGCAACAATTGTAGGTGGCAAAACTTATTACTTTGATACATCAGCATTTTTAGTTGCAAGAAATACTAGAGCTACATTATTATCTAATGCTCCAACACAATCTAATTATATGACTGTATCTCCAAGAGATAGACATGTTATATTTTTTGGAACACAAACAACGCCAGGATCAACTACAACATATGACCCAATGTCCGTGCTGTTTGGATCGCAAGAATCATTAACTGATTTTACACCCGATGCAACTAACACAGCAGGATTTCAAAGATTATCATCAGGTAATAGAATTGTAACTGCAGTTCCAACAAGAGGTGATATATTAATTTTAACTAATACATCTGCACACTCAATGC